TTGCCGTGCCTGTTGGTTAGCGAGAGCAGCCTGAAGACCAGTTTGAGTGCCAAGCTGTTGAGTAGCAAGTTGAGCGCCCAAATTCTCTCGTCCAGCCGTAAGGCCAGCCTGTTGATTCGCAAGGGCAGCTTGAAGATTTTGAGCGGATTGCCCTCTAAGAATATCAGCCCTTGTGCCATATCCAGTAAGATTAGCTTGCTGTGCTGCCTGCTGATTAGCCAATGCAGCTTGAAGAGCCTGTTGAGATCCAAGTTGCTGAGTTGTAAGATTAGCGGCAAGGTTTTCCCTTGCTGCGGTCTGTGCAGCTTGTTGATTAGCAAGAGCAGCTTGAAGATCCTGAGCGGATTGACTTCTGAGGATGTCTGCTCTGGTGCCGTATTGAGTGAGGCCAGCTTGCTGTGCTGCCTGCTGATTAGCGAGAGCGGCTTGAAGACCAGCTTGGGTTCCCAATTGCTGGGTGGCAAGCAAAGCACCTAAGTTCTCTCTGCCTGTCGTAACACCAGCTTGTTGATTGGCAAGAGCGGCCTGCAAGCCAGACTGTACGTTAGCCTGCTGCGAAGCAAGAGAAGCAGCACGATCTCTCTCGAATTGCGCTTGAGCATTCTCAAATGCTTTCTGCCTACCTACTGCCTCGATGTCTCCAATCTGACGCTGGAGAGCCTCTTCTGCCATGCCTTCCTGAATAGCCTGACGGCTACCTCCGAAGGCACCAGCACGAACAGCAGCAGCACTACGACCAGCTTTCTGCATTGCCGCTTGACGAGTAGCCTCTCGCTTCTGCGCCTCCGTTACAGCATCCATGTACGGAGACATATACTGTTCAGCCTGAGGCCGACCGAAGGCATCTACCCTTGTACGTTCAGCAGCAACTTTTTCTGCTGGACTCATTTGAAACTGCTGGACCTGAGGAACACCCTGCACCTGAGCAGATTGCAAACCTCCAAGAATCCCAAGAATGTCTCTTGTTTGACCAGTTACCCTTTCAGGAGCAGCAATTTGGAATCGCTCTAGAGAAGGAATAGGATCAACTCTAGCGCCCTGAATGCCACCAAGAGATCCAAGAATGTCTATGTTTTGACCAGTTACCCTTTCAGGCCCTTGCATCTGAAACTGCTGAACCTGAGGAACACCTTCTACCTTAGCGGCGTTTACTTCACCTAGCTGTCCCAGGATGTCGATGCTTTCCCCGGAGACTCCCTGAGGAAGCGCCATCTGATAGTCCTTCAGATTCGGCGCGGTCACTCCAGTAGGAGAAGCCAGAGTAGGAGCCATCAAAGGATCTATCTTAATAGGCCCTTGGAATCCCATCTTCTGAATGTTGGGCATCTGGCTCATCAGATAGCTAGGCTGAGATCCCGCGCCAAAGGTGTTGTACATTAACTTGCGACCGAAGTCAGCACCTTCTCCTGAGATGTCGGTAGCGAAGTTGATGCTCTTAACACCCTTGCCGAAGTCAGTACCTTCCATATTGATCTGGCCTTCAGGAGTGAAGACGCTAGGAAGATTGCCTGCACCGGATAGAGCCTGACGAGTTAGGTTGCTAGCAGTAAAGCCAACATTCGGATCGTATTGCCCAAACTGCTGAGGAGGCCCGAACTGCATAATCCTCTGGCTTCCGTAGACAGGAGGAGGATTGAATACCTGCATCCCTGTGCCAGTCTTAGTGCCAAACAGATTCTGGATTCCTCCAGCAGCAGGAGTAGAAGCAGTGCCGAATCCAGAAAGGTTTGGACCTGTAGCAGGACCACCGTCTGCGGCGCGAATCGTTCCACCCTTCCGGTAGTTCTTTACCTTGCCGTCATCTCCAATATCAAACTGAGCAAGAGAACCTCCAGAAGCAAATCCCCTTCCGAAGTAAGGAACAGCAGGTTTCTGCTCAATAGCTTTCAGCCAATCAGGAACACCATCATCATAAGATGTTTCAGCTTGAGGTTGATAAACAGGATAAGATGTTTCAGCTTGAGGTTGATAAACAGGACGCTCCTCAGCCGGAGTAGATCTTCCTGACGAAGAAGTAGAAAGACGGCCAACTCCTCCTCCACGAGAAGTGTCATTCGCCATACTCCCTCTCGTCACAGCCGCAGGACTGGAGGCAGTAGAAGAAGTATTAGACGAACCCAACCCGACAGGAGAAGTCTTCGCGCCAGAAGCATAAGCACGATTGTTCTCCTCAATCATCCTGTCGATCGCAGAGGTGTCTGCTCCTGAGCGAGCAAAGTCTGCCCTCAATAAATTAAGAGAAGCAGCCATCTCGCTAGGAGTCTGACCAGAACGAAGCTGCTGCTGTACTAGGCCCGCATTAAAGGCGTCAGAGCCTCCCAGATTAATCAGATTCTGAGAGGGAGGGGCAACAGGCCCTCCTACATTCGTGCTTGCTACAGAGCCTCCTAAGAGCGTAGCGAGGCCCTTTGCCTGAGTATCGGTAGCATACTGATTCGGGTTGTATCCTGCTGGAGTCTGAGTCGTACCCGCAGCGCCAGGAGAATAGATCGGCGCTAAAGCATTCTGCTGAGAGGTGCCAGGGTAGATCCGATAATCCCCACCTTGATTCCCACCAGTTCCACCAGCCCCACCAGTTCCTCCTCCAGTTCCTCCACCTGTTCCTCCAGTCCCAACGCCAGGAGGCCTTCCACCAGTTCCTCCACCCCCAGGGCGAATAGGTGGAGGCGGGGGAGGAGTTACGTCAGTACGGATAGGGTCGGTAGGTCGAATGACAAGATCCGGCGCTCTGTTAAACCGCTCTAGGTCCGTACCGAAATCAGTTCCAGTCGTATACAAAGAAGTCTGAGACGATCCCCTGAAGTCTCCAAAGGGATTGGTAGCGCCAGGAGCAGTGACGCCACCTGTAATCGTTTTACGGCTAGGGGTACTTTTAGAGGTAGCAGTCTTGTCGTAAAGATCCTGCACTAGGCCGACAGGCATATCCTTCCGAAGGTCTTCATACTTCTTCAGAATCTGCCCGATAATATCGTCTCCAACCACTCCCCCTTCTGCCATCCCTTTAGTGACAACTTCTCTGTACGCTTCTGGGATAAAGGTGCGAGTCTTAGGATCCCATACCATGCCCAATAACTGAGGCATTCTGGCACGAGAAAGGACGGCAGCAATCCCCTTCTGTTCTGACGAAGGCTCTGTGCCGCCAGAGGTAGCAGTAGGAGCAGGAGCTTGCGTAGAAGCAGGAGCGGCCTGATCTGTCAACGAAGCAAACTGTCCACGAGTGAACTGGTCTTGCAGATAAGGCTTTGTAAAAACAGTACCGAAAGCAGCGTTCAACAACGCAGAACGATAATCCCGAAGGTACTCAGGGATGTCCTGAACCTGTACATTTGTCTGAAGTGGATCTGCCATATCTGCTCCTATGCAGGAAGAACCCTGCTGTCCTTTACCTTTCCAGGTTGTTTCGTTGTCCCAGTACGATCCTTCCGTACTCGATCCATCATCGCGTACAGTTTCCTTGCACCAGCTTCGCTGCTGCCATCTCCTAACCCGGAGACAACATCCGCAGGAATAATAAACTCATCGTTCGACAGGAGAACCTTCTGTCCTCCTCGCGCCATACGAGCAGTAGCCATGTCATCCATCCCGTTACCCGGACCCTTTATCAGGCCCTCAGGAGACTCGCTTTCTTCTTCCGGCGCTTCCTCTCCAGACATCCGCTTGTACAGATCCTGAAGAGCATCCTTGCCGTAGTACGCGATGTAGGTATTCAAGGCTCCTTCTGGATCCTCACCTTCTCCTCGTATCGCTTCCATTGCGCGGCGTATAATCTGTTGTGCCTTCTCTTCCTCAGGCTCAAGAGAGCCTCCCTCTGCTGCGCGGTAAGTATCTTCTTCCGGTTGCTGAAAATTGAGAAGCGGGGTTCCCATCCCGAGAGTAGAGGCAATTCCCGTAGCCTGCTGCTGAGGCTCAGGCTGTTGCTGAGTAGGCGTCTGATACAGCGGGACAGTGCGAGGACCAAGGAATCCGAATCTTTGACGGGCATACTCTCTGTTATTGATATCCTCAACGTATTTACGAGCGTCTGACAGTTGCTGCTGATTACCTTTCTTCTGATCTGGCGCAAAGGCTCCAGACGCTAAACCAGTAGCCCCGGCGATTACAGCAGGTAAGGCTGCTGTTTTCAAGAGTGTAGAGATACCAGCGCCAAACATCTTCGCGGCAGCACCACCAGCGGCACCACCAGTGAATATAGTAAGGCCAGCAGCCGCAGCACCCAACCCTATCGCCCCCAACAGCTTCTTCCACGAGAACGCTTCGTACATCCCCGTCTCAGGGTTCAACGTAATCTGAATATCAGGATCCAACTGGCGCAGGATAGCTTCCATCCCCGCTAACTCGCTAGGGTGAATATGCAAAAGGGTGGAATCTCCACCCCTCCCTTTAGCCGCTACCTGCTTTGCAAGAGACGCAATACCTTTACTCATGTCGTCACCGTTACCGTACCCAGTTTAATCTTGATCGTGTTGCTTGGAGCGAAGACTTGTCCTTGCAATACAATCTTTAGCACTCCATCTCCATCTGCCCACACCATGCCATCTCGTAATCCGTAACCACTTCTAGGACACTGGAGAAGCATGATGGAACTTCCTACCAGTTCTCCGGGGATCCTTTGATTGTAGATGTGGATCCCTAGGTTCTTGATAAGAGAGTCGAAGTAGGTTTGATCGTACTCCCTAGGAGGCTTAGGAAGAGTCTGTATCGGAGTGTTGCGGTTCATTTCATACCGTCCGGTTGAATCTGAAGACGGTTAGATCCAAGTCTCCACTTGAATACAGGATCTCCTCCTGTAAAAGACTCTGCCTTCAATACAATCTGTCGCGCCCGAATCCGAAGGTTCTTTTGCGTAGAAGGTGGCGTCTCGCCTTGAACGAGTACAGTATTCGTTTGATACCCTGACTGACTCATCGGATAGTTCACACCGTACACTTGGACGTTTACCTTCTTCGTAATCCCGGCAGAACTCACCCGTGGATCCGTAACGAACTGAACGTCAGGGATGATCCTGCTGATGAAAGAGAACTGCTCTCCGTCTTCAATGTCGATAGGTCCAGATGCAACACGCGCCTCGATGTTAGATCCGTCAGCAGTGTATCCGTACTCATGCTGATAGAGATTCGTCGTAGTGTTCTTCTCCGTTAGATCCCCATTCGGCATAGCCCCAATCGGATACCCATCCGTAGCCAGATCCAACCATGCAGTACGGTCCATCGTCCCTATCGTCCAGAGATCCTCGATGTAGTTGTAGCAGACGTACCTGCTGTTCTCTCCAGTCCCGTCAGTCACACTGGGATACCACCAGTAGATCTCGTTGAACTGAGCGTTAACCCCGGCAGCTACCTTCTGCTTCTGCGACCATTCCAAATCGGAGAACACATAGCTAAGAACAGGACACTGCATCTTCACAACACTTCCGCTGTACATATAGAAGTTGTTGTTGTCCATCCAGTACACTGTACCTCTGGCGTCTACGCCAGCCTTAGGACCGATAATCGAAACAGACTCACCGATACGAGTAAAGCTAAAGGTGTAGGGCGGTCCCGTGTATGCCATCGCAAACAGCGCCTTATCGGTAAAGACAAGGATCTGTTGCTGCGTAGGAATAGCAGAAACAATCTCAGAGCCGTTGGAGATAGTAAATCCCCCAGCGGTGTTATCTGTCCTAGGCTCCCAGTCCAGATAATCTTCCTGAGAAGACCAGCGAACCAGCAAAAGGTTCTGGCTTGAAGACCCTATCTCGTTGCACCCGAAGGCAATCAAATGCCTGTCAACGTCTGAGACAAGAACCTGAGAGGCTACCGTAGGAGCATCGTTAGCGCCAGCAATAGAAGACAGAGACACCGCTCTCGTATTGAGAGGATCAAGACCAGTGGCAGTCCAATAGTAGATGTCCCCGTACCTGGGGTTGATAACCAAGTCCTGACCGTAGTTGGAGTTCGACCAGAACCTAAGATTATCCGTAGGACTGATAGGAGCAAATGCACTACCCCAGGGTCCACGACCCCAAGGGCCTGACCCCCATCCTGTCGCA